CGCCCGCTAAGGGTGGAGCTTAGCTCTGCCCACCTTTTTATTTTGGAGAAGAAAATGAGTAAACAATTATTAAGAGAGTTCCACGCACTATGCCCCGACGGTCGATGCTTGGATCTTTTAACAGAAAGAGAAAAAAAAGAAGTTGTCGAAGAAGGCGTGGTCTACTTGACCGGTCGAATTCAAACGGCAGATAAGAAGAATGGTAATGGTCGTAAGTATCCACATAAAGTTCTCAAGAGAGAGATGGATAATTACATGGCTATCGTTAAAGATAACAGAGCGTGTGGTGAGTTAGATCACCCCGATGATTCTGTAATCAATCTAAAGAACGTCTCCCACATGATCACCGATTGTTGGTGGGAAGGTAAAGATGTCATGGGAAAGATTAAAGTCCTAGATACTCCAAGCGGAAGGATCTTGAAAGACCTTATCAACGCTGGTGTTAAACTAGGTATTTCATCACGAGGGTTAGGATCAGTTCGTGAATCAATGGGAACAACAGTTGTAGAAGAAGACTTTCAACTTATTTGTTTTGACATTGTTTCTGAACCGTCTACACCAGATGCATATGTGTATCCTGGTGAAGGATCGGGCAACAAAACAACCAAAGCATTCAACATGCGCCTTAGAGAGCATAGAGAAAATAATATTGATAACCTATTTAAGAAGATTCTTGGAGACTAAATGAACAAAGAACAATTGAAGAAAACTTTAAAACCTCTAATAAAAGAGTGTGTTAAAGAAGTCATTTTTGAAGATGGAGTTCTCTCCGGTATCATTTCAGAAGTCTTGAAGGGCACTGGATCTCAACGCATTGTTGAGACGCCAACACAACCTTCATACAGAAAACCACAAATAGACCATGAAGCGAAACGTAGACAAATGAAGAAGCAACGTGAAAGAATGTTGGAATCTATAGGTGCAGACGCATACAATGGCGTTGACTTATTCGAAGGCACACAACCTTTGAACGAGAGACAGGCTGGTAAATCCAGCCCTGCAGCAGGCAGCAAAGCCCTTGAGGGTGTTGCACCAAACGATCCCGGCGTTGATATCTCAGCTTTCGGAATGTCTTCAGCTATTTGGTCAAAATTAGCAAAGGGAAAATAATGGCTACCAATTACAAAATGAAGCCTCGCAAAGGCGAGACTATGGAAAGATTTATCAAACGTTTCACTAAGAAATGTAAAAAGCTTGGAATTATCCAAGAAACTAGAGACAAAAGACACTTCCAGTCTGTGTCTGAAAAGAAAAGGCTTGCTCGCAAAAAATGGAGAGCAAACTTAAAGAAGAAGAAAAAATAACTATTTAGTTCAAAAGCGGAGTACACATCATGGGAAATTATAGAGTCGGTCTAAATCACGTTGGATCTTATCAAGTATCTGGGGTTCCATATGTAACTTCGTCAGCAGTTAGTTTTTCTTCGACTGAAGAATCTGTAAGGTTTCAGTTTCCAAACGTAACAAAAAGAATTACATTTAGAAACGAAGCTGGTAAAGATTTGAGAATTCACTTTGCACCTTACACTGCGTCATTTGATTATGACAATGGAGCTTCCGGAAGCGCTAATTATTTTCTAATATTAAATGGAGCAGAAGAAGTTTTTGATGTTAAATGTAAAGAAGTGTTTATTTCTACCACGAACACCAGCGCCGCTGGTAATCTCTCAATTTGCGCTGAGCTTACAAGTATCCCTAAGGAAAGAATGTTTAGCCTAGATGGTGTTGAGGGAGTAAGCTAATGGCAGGATCATCCGATACATACAAAGTTGGTTTACAAAATGTGGGATCTTATCAAGTTTCCGGTAGGCCATGGCTAAAATCTAATTCTATTGTCGATGACGAGGTCCAAACATATTCTTTTCCAAATGTGACAAAAGAAATCCATGTTTGCAATGACCACAATGCACAAAGTCACACATTAAATATTGCCTTTCCCGAGCCACGAATGGGATTGAACCTATTTGACACGGGTAACAATAACTTTTCGGCGACTTTTGACGCTCTAGAAGTTCTCACAATATCGCTTTGGTTTAAATATGAAACTTTGACCAGTGCTAGACTTTTAGACCTAACAGATGCCAGTAACAATACATTAGTTAGGGTTCAGAATTCTAGTGCTAGACTAAAATTGTCGGTTAATGGTAATTTTGCATTGCCGCCATCTCCTGGTACAGCTTTCCAAACTGGTAACATTTTGTCTGCCAATACATGGCACCACATAGCTATAACTGTAGACAAAGCCGGTCAAAATGTTAATTTGTATTTTGATGGCGCCCTTCAGGGTAGCGTCGCAGTAGCCATCGATTACGCTATAGAAAAAATCTCCCTCGGACACTTCAGTGGCACTAATTTTGATGGGTCATATAGTAACGCTTTCCTATTTAGTAATGTATTGGACCCATCGCAATCCTATGCACTATTCGATGGAGCAGGTCGAGATGATCCTAGAAATCACTCAAGCTCTGACACTCTGGTATCTTGGTGGGCATTTGAAAACAATTTTTACAAAAACTATTTCGCGACAGCAGATACTGGATTGTTAGTATACGACAGAAATTCGACAAACAATTTGATATTGGGACCAGGCGGTAGTGGCACTCTAACACCGGCTACATTCGAACTTGGCCCTCAAACATCACGAGCATTCGCAAACGGTCAATTCTTCAAATTGGTGGGCCAGCAACAAATTGACATTTCAGCAAAGTGTATTTTCATGGCAGTGCAGTGTGATGGTGCAGCTTTAGACTATAGCATCTTTTCTTCTTTGACTGGTATACCTGCTGAAAGAATGAAAGGTATAGGGACTTATGAGTAATGCCAATCGAATCTGGTTGGGCATATGTTGTCGGGACGGAAGCTTCTGGTCCTAAAGGTGCAATCCAAATTGCAGGACAGGATACTAATTTAGATCACGATAACAAACTAGTCTGGTCAGAAGCTGATGAAGCTCTGGTCGTATCTGGTAATATCATCGCGAAAAACTTCGAGATCCAAAGCCAGACTACAACTATTGTACACTTAGATGTCACAGGTTCATCGACCTTCGGAGACACTGAGGACGACAAGCACCGCTTCACAGGATCAATAGAGATTACGAAAGATTTAGATGCAGCGGGTGATATCACTGCCCTAAATTATTATGGCAATGCTGCACATATGGACAATGTCGGCGTGCATGCCTACAGTGGTCGCTTAGAAAACCATCTGGTTCTTGGCGCTGGTAATGGGCATAAAAAAATCAAGACCGAAGCAAACTTAAGTTATGATAATGATACCTTGTATGTTACAGGTACAATTGAGACCGACGAAGTCAGCTCTTCACTAGCTTACTTTGACTCTGTTGATGCGCTGGACATAGATACAAATCAATTAACATCTTCCAATGCTATCATAACAACCTTGCAAGGAAACGACATTACAGTTGGAGACATAATCATAACAGGTAACTTGATAGACTCTCAAGGAAATGTCATTTTAGGATCTAATTCTGCACAAACAGAGACAAACATATCTTCGACCAACAGCACATCAATACAAAGCAATAGTTTTGGATCTCTAAACAACTCAAACGCTGCAAGCTTAAATTATGCAATAATCAATACTGGGCTATCAGTTAACAACAACTCCCTGTTCGCAAGTGAAACTCAAGTTGGAGTTGGAACTAATCAACCAGAAAAAAAGCTTCACGTTGTAGATGGGTCAGATTCTCAACTTAGATTATCTTCAGCCGCTACTACGACGAACGGCTCTTTTTTACCTAGCTTTCTAGAGAGGCACACGGACTTAGGAACGGATGCTAACGGGAACTTTCACATCATGCCAACAAACAGTAAGGTTGGTATAAACACTGAAACTCCAAATTATTCTTTAGACGTACAAGGCGACGTTGGTATATCTGGTGATTTATATGTTACCGGAACCCTACACGCTAGAACAACAGACTTTATTGTATCTGCAGACACAGTTGTGCTTGGAGATGAAGCTTCCGACACCGTTACGATCAACGCAGCCAATATGTTGGCACCCAATGGCCTCACTGTTGCTAATAGCATATTTATTGATGATGGACTTGTCGGGATAGGAGATCAGTCATCTGGGAATAAATTTGAAGTAATCGCTCCATCAAATCAATTTAAAGTTGGGAACTCTGCAAAAAGCTTGTCTGTGAGTGTCGACAATAGCTCCACAACTCTTTCTACAAACAATGCGTCTCTCAACATAGCCACGCCAACAGATGTGCTTGGAGAGCTTCGTGTGGGCTCTAACAATGACATTATTTTGAGTAATGCTGGTGAAATGTCTTCATCGGTGTCTGTCTCATCACACTCTGGGTATTTTACAAACATTACGTCTAGCAATATTACAAATGGAAACACAACCATTACAACAAACTCTGTTGATACTGCCACACTAAGTGCTACAAACGTTACAGCAACGGCCGTAAATTCTACAACTTTGCAAGGCTCTATTGTTACGCCAGCACAGGAAAACATTACAAGTTTGGGAACACTAACTTCACTTCATGTTGCAAATGCAGCAAACATAGGTGGATCAGTAGCAATAGGTATAACTTCCCCTTCTAGAAAGGTTGAGATCAAAGATGCAAACGCACAATTAAGACTTACCAACACAGAAGAAGTTTTTGGAATATCAAGCCACACATATGCAGACATCCATGTTTCTGATAACGGCGATCTATCTCTACTCCCTTCTTCAAACAAGGTAATAATACCACAACTAAATCTTACAAATGTTCAACAGGGCCAATCCTCCACAGCTCTTTCCCTAGATGAGAATGGGAACGTAATTACCACGACAATATCTCAACCAGGTATTGAAGTTAGAAACAGAATAACAACGGCCACCAGCTACAACATGCAAACTAGCGATTACTTTATTGGCCTGAAAGCTACAGAAAGTTTGGTAGTTACAATGCCTGACGCAACAGCCTTGCAAAATGGTCAAATATTTATAGTCACTGACGAAGATGGTCAGGCTCAAAATTATTCCCTCGTAATCAGAGCAAGAGTGGGTCAGACCATTGACGGTCAGAATCAGGTCACCCTATCATCACCTAGGTCCTCAATAAGTTTTTATACAGATGGACAATCAAACTTCTTCATGTTCTAATACTCTACATTGTCGAGATACTCGATGTTGTAGAATAATAAAATTTATTTTTGATGTTTAAAAAGCTTAATCAAAAACTAGTCATATTTTATTTTCTTTTTAATTTTTAGCAGTGTAGTTATGGTAGCTTGCTGTCCGTAATGAATGAGACGGCGAGCACATTATATTCTAATGGAGGAATAAATAATGGCTAAAAATTTTAATTCTGGAGTTATCGTATATGACGCACAAGTTGCTAAATTCGATATGACTCTAATGTCTTCTGAAAACATCGACTTTCCAGCGAATGTTATCAAGGACCTAAACTACCTGTCTGCCGACGTAGTTTACGAATTCGATCTGAACTTCAGCATCGAAGCAATCCGTCAAGGCGAATTGCAAAAGATGGCTCGCATGGGTCACATCCAAGCTGCTAAAGACTTTACAGCTGCTGAAGCATTGGCTGCTGAACAAGCTCGTGTTGCTTTAAAAGGTCAATTGGAAGGATATGCTGATACAGCTGAAGCTGACGCAAAAGATTACACTGATGCTCGCGAAGTTGTTCTTCAAGGTAACATTGATGCAGAAATCGCTAGAGCGACTGCTGCAGAAGCTGCTAACGCTTTGGCTCACAGCACATTCGAAACAGCTCAATTAGAATTCAATGGCGACATTGGAATGGACGTTACTACTGAAATCGCTGATCGCATTGCTGCTGATGGTGTCCTTCAAACTAACATTACTGCTGAAGAAACTGCTCGTATTGCTGCTGTTAACAGTGTTACTGTTTCTTTAGCAACTGAAGCTTCAACTGCTAGAGCTGCTGAGCAAGCAAATGCTGCAGCAATCAACACTGAAAAGCTTCGTGCTGAAGCTGCTGAACTTGGTCTTCAAGGAAGTATCAACGAAGTTACTGTTTCTTTGGCAACTGAAGCTTCAACTGCTAGAGCTGCTGAGCAAGCAAATGCTGCTGCTATTGCTGCTGAAAAACTTCGTGCTGAAGCTGCTGAGCTTGTTCTTGAACAAAATCTTGCTGCTGAAGTTACATTGGCTCGTCAAGAAGAAGGTGTTTTGGCTTCCGCTATCAACTCTGAAAAAGGTCGTATTGACGCTATCTTGGCTGCTTCTACTGCTGATGCAGATTCTTTCAAAGAAATCGTCGACTTGATCAACTCTGTTGATACTGAAAATGATGCTGCTTTCGCTTCTCATGTTTTGGACTTCAATGCTGCTAAGACCACTTTGGAACTTGCTGATACAAACGAAGCTTCTGTTCGTGCTGCTGGAGATACCGCTATTCAAAATGACTTGGATGCATACAAAATCTCTAATGATGCTGCTGTTCTTGCTGAAAAGACACGTGCAGAAACTGCCGAAGGTGCTCTTCAAAGTTCTTTGAGTACTGAAGAGGCTGCTCGTATTGCTGGAGACACTGCGATCCGTGGTACTTCACCAGAAGGTGCAGTATTTGGCGGAAGTATGTTTGGCCTCGATCAAGCAATGGCTACAAAAGAAGCTGCTTCTATTGCTGCTGATGCTGTTTTAACTGCTGATTTGGCGGCTCAAGTTGCCAAGCAAGCTGGTGATGAAACTGCTCGTGATGCTGCGATTGCTGCTGCGAAAGTAGTTGCTGACGCTGCTCTTGCTTCTGAAGTTTCTCGTGCCCAAGCTGCTGAAGGTGTAAATGCTGCTGCAATCAACACTGAAAAGCTTCGTGCTGAAGGTGTAGAGGGTCAATTGGCTGTTTTGATTGGCAATGAAGAAGTTGCTCGTGAAGGTGCTGATCATGCTATTCGCGGTTCTAAAGATGGTGTTGAGTTTTCTGGTTCTATGCAAGGTCTTTCTGACGCTGTTGACGCTGAAAAACTTCGTGCTGAAGGTGCTGAAGCTGTAAATGCTGCTGCAGTTGTTACTGAAAAGCAACGTGCTGAAGCTGCTGAGTTGGCTTTGTCTAATGGTTTGTCTGCTGAACAACAACGTGCAACTGCTGCTGAAGGTTCGTTGGATGGCAAGATCGATCAAGAGATCACTGATCGTACTGCTGCTGAAGCTACTGCTGCATCTTTCAACTTGGCTGCTCGTAATGCTATCCAAGCTGACGTTGACGCTAACGAAGCTTCTGCTTCTGGTTCTTTCGCTGATGCTTTGGCTGCTCGTGGTGTTATCGCTGGAAACTTGGCTGAAGAACTTCTTGACCGTGCTGCTGGTGATGTTCAAGTTTTGGATGACGCTAAAGCTTACACTGATGCTGAAATTGGTTTAATGGGACAAGCTTTGAATGCTGAAATTGCTGCAACTAATGCTGACTTCTTGTCTGCTGAGCAAGCTCGTGTCGGCCTTCAAGGCAATATTGATGTTGAAAAAGGACGTATTGATGCAATCTTGGCTGGTGCTGATGCTGACAAAGATTCATTTGCTGAAATCGTAGCTTTGGTCAACTCTGTTGACACAGAGAACGACACTGCATTTGCTGGTCATGTTTCTGCTTACAATACCAAGATGGGTCTTTTGGACGGTGTAGATGCTGCTGCAACTACTGACCGTGCTGCGATCCGTTCTGAGTTGGCTTCTGAAAAAGCTGCGTTACAAGCTGAATTTGCTGCTGCTGATGTAGTTGTATCTGACGCTTTTGCTGCTGCTGACCTTGCTATGAAGACTGATCTCGAAAGTGATATCTCTGATGAAATCGCTGCTCGTGTTGCTGGTGACCAAGCAGAGGCTACCGCTCGTGTGGCTGCTGTTTCTGCTGAAGAGACTGCTCGTATTGCTGGTGATGACGCATTGACTACTTCTTTGAATTCTGAAGTTACTCGTGCTACTGGTGTCGAGGCTCAATTGCAAAGCAAAATCACTAATATGCATGATGGTGAAACTACTGTTAAGTACACCCCTAATGCGGTTGCTTCTGCTTCTATCATGTTACTTCCTGGTTTCGCACATCACATCGTTGTTAACTCTGGTGCTTCTGCAATGGCAACATTGCCGGTATTGGGTGCAAACTTCAAAATGACTTTGAACCTTGCTGCTTCAAGTTCTGAACCAATGGAATTCCATGCACCTGCTGGATTTACTATTGATGGAGAAGCAGACGGTAAGATCACTCTTCACCCAGGGTCTTCTGTAGCTTTCTTGGAGAATGCTGGTGTTTATTACATGGTGTAATAGCTAACTAGTTTGCAATACTCGACGTCGTTGAGCGTTGCTCTTTGGCCTTGAGGAGAAATCTTCAGGGCCATTTTTTTAAGACACTTAAAATTCATTGGAGGAAACAAAATGTCTATGAAATTAAATAAAACACTCGCTGCACTATCTCAGCCTACTCCCTCAACCGACGGGATGTTAGCGCAAGGAAATGCTACAGCACAATCTGTAATCATCGTTGGATTTGCTAACGTTGATATTTACGGAAAACAGAGCGGAGCATGGTCTTTGATTGATGAACTCAGATCGGATGGCTTTCTGAACACGGATGAAGCACACGATGGTGGTTATAATCCTGGGTATGATACGCATGCCGTTGATTTAGCGCAATACGAAGATGTATACTTTGTATCTATGTCTGGAGAGCAAGAAGTAATGAGATACTTCTTTGTTGAAGATCATGTTGTATCGCCGACCGTAGAGGGTTCGAAGGCCAACAAGCTTGAAGATATCTCTGATATGCCCGCATTTACCGTTGCTGATGCAGGAAAGGTATTAACTGTTGATGCATTAGGAAGTTTAACCTGGGTAACCAGATAAGGAGAATATCATGAAAAAAACTAAACTTTTGAGAGAGACGGCTTATTTAGTCCCTCCGCAACCGGCGGATGGATTTCTACCGCCGACTGGTTTTGATTTGAAAATATCAGTCAGTCTCCACGAAGTAGATATTAAAATCTACGGTTTCAATGGCTCATCTTGGGACCTATTGCACGATGCTGATGGCTTAATACCATCATACATTTCTGACATTGGACATCAGAAATATTATTTCGAATCTAAAACAGGATCCGAACAAACTGTTCGAGTTTCATTTTTATCTTCTGAAAACGAAGTGGGACTTGGAATTAGAACAGGTTCTACGCCTCAAACTAGAAAGTTTTACGACATCGAAGAGATCCCTGTCTATAATGGCTCTCGTGATGGCGCAATGCTTACAATTATGTCCGATGGGTCGTTGGCTTGGTTGTTGGCTAATGAGCCATTCATCATTCCATCAGAAGGTGGAGAAGAGGAAGGTGGAGGTGTTAGTTATCTTGAATCTGACGCAACTCTTTACGGAGATGCTAACTTGAGCAACGGTTCTCTTGTTCTTGACGGAACAGGCGACTACGGCGTTATCGACGATGGTTTCAGATTTACAGACAAGATGACTACATCTGTTTGGTTTAAGACTACTGCAACTGGTGATAGAAGAATCTATTCTTCTCACGTCAGATCCATTAGTGGTGCAGGACGGCAAAACGGTTTCTTCGCAAGACTCAACAATGGACAGTTGAAATATAGACATCCAGCTGGTGGCTCTGGTGAGCTTACTGGTCCAAGTGGCTTAAATGATGGCGCTTGGCATCACTTAGCCTTGTCTTGGGAGGCATCTGTTGGCTATACTTTATATGTTGACGGTTCTCAAGTAAGTTCTGGTGGATCAGGCGGTGCTAATGGATATGCTTCTGGTTGGGGTCTCTATATTGGAGCAAACCCATGGAATCGTACTCCTCAGGAGCCCTATGCTTTCTTTGATGGAGAGATTAGAAACTTCGAAATCGAAAACGAAGTGCTGACAGCAGAGCAAATTGAAAGCAAGTACGATGATGATGCACCGTTCACTCCAACAGGCACTGGGTCCTTCTTAGAGGATTTTACAATGTTTGGAGGAGGAACAGTCACTGATGGAGTTCTTTCGACAGACGCTGCTAGTCCTTCTTATTACAAGAAGTCTGGAATGACCGCACCAAGCACAACTGCAACAACGGCAGTGTTCTCAATGTGGTTTAACCCAGAGCAATCTCAGATGGGGCTTTACTCAGATCAACACTATCCATCGCAAGTTGACTTTGGACTAAGAATGTTTAGTTCTTCGCTTCTTCACATTTCAACTCCAGTTGGTGGAGCAAATGGGGTCACTTTGGCAACACCGCTAACTCTCAATGAGTGGCATCATGCTTTAGTTACTGTTGAAACGGATATTGCTTACACTTCTACCAGCTCTAAATCTATGACTGTAAAGTTGTTTATTGACGGCGAAGAAGTATATACCAAAACCGGAAACTCTTCTACCAAGAGAATCAGGGCTTACGCTGGAATCGCTAATGGAACTAAGCACTACATAGGTGCTGAAAACTACAATGGTTCTGTAAGCTATAAGGGTGATGGACAATTTGACTTTATGGAATGGGTTGATGACGTTACGTTATCCGACGCTCAAATCCTAGCTATGTATAATGGCGGGACACGAGGTTGGTCTGTAGCTGATGCTGACAACTACACTCCTTAATTTAAATTAAGCTTTGAAATCCATCTTGCCTCAGTGTGAAAGCACTGAGGCATTTTCTTTTTGAAGCCTCTTTTCGGACTTTAAAATATACTTACACTATTTATTCTAGAAAAACTAATTCGGGAGATGATTTAATGTCCAACATGCTAGAACAGGCAATTGCCGACGCTGCCGCGCTGAGAGAACAGGCAATTAAAAACGCAGAACAATCTGTTATCGAGAAGTATTCTCGACAAATCAAAGAGGCCGTTGATCAAATGCTTGAGGTGGAAGAAGCATCCAATCTAGACAGGGCCAACGAAACTATCCAAGAAGCAGAGGACGAACTACTACAAGAAGAAGAAGTAGCAGCTTCCCCAGCTCCAGCAGGAGAGGCTCAGCAAGTTGAGCCACCACCGGCTTGGGACTCTCGTTATGATGACATGATGACAAACTTCACTGCACTAGTTGATGATCTACCAGAAGATAACAATGGAATGATTGAATTGGATTTGGGAGAATTCGAATTAGGAAAAGATGAAGCTGCAGCTGCAGACGGTGCTCCAGAAGAAGACACAGGCGACCTTGGAGACTTAGGTGGGGAAGAACCTACCGAAGGTGGTGGAGATGGCTTAGATGACCTCTTAGGGGATCTAGGTTCAGATACAGGAGAGGATTTAAACCTTCAAGAAGTCATAGACATCTTAGAAGGGACAAAAGATGAGAAAGAAGATTTAGAAGAAGCCATAGAATATGATTACGACGCACCAAATGATGCGTTAGGCGGAGTATGGAGACACAACAGATCTAGAGAAGAATTCAATTCCGACGCCGCTGAAGTGACCTATGGGGATGAAGAAGAATCATCTGAAGAAGACCAAGTAGACGAAGAGCTAATGGGTCGAGTTAACGATTTACACGAGACAGTAGAAAACCTGACACAAAAAAACCAAGAATTGGAAAGTGTCCTATCCAAGGTAGAAGTATATCTTGAGCAGACACTACTGTCTAACGCCAAACTTTTATACCAGAACCGCACTCTGGGTGATGCCTCCCTGAATGAGCGACAAAAATCAAAAATTGTCGAAGCCATCGCAAATGCGGAGTCTCCGAAAGAAGCTAAACAACTTCATGAGACGCTCAAAGCTACAGTGGGATCAACGCCTAATAGCAAAGGTCCACAATCACTTAGCGAGTCTGTCAATCGAAGATCGAACTTAAGTTCTATGCTGAATTCGAGACAAAACATTAACGAAAGCAAGACTGTTGAAAATTCCTTTATGGAAAAGATGCAGAAACTTGCGGGCATAAAAAAATAATTTAAGGAGATTTTAAAATGTCAATTATCGAAACTCTAACTGAGGGCATTGTCAACCGTAATATGGAACAAGAAGGTGCTGCTCTTTTAAACAAGTGGTCACAAACTGGTCTTTTGGAAGGCTTGTCTGATGAAAACAACAAAGCCAATATGGCTCGTCTGTTAGAAAATCAAGCAAAAGAATTGCTTCGTGAATCTAACACAATGGGAGCAGGTGGAGCAGTCGAAGGTTTCGCTGCTGTTGCTTTCCCAATCGTTCGTCGTGTATTCGCCGGACTTATCGCAAACGACTTGGTTTCTGTACAACCAATGTCTCTTCCAAGTGGATTGATTTTCTTCATGGACTTCACCTTTGGTAATGAAGCTGCTGGTGAGACTGCAGATGCTGCTCGTACTGGTAACTTAACTGGTTCTTCTATCTATGGTACAGACAAAGTTGGTTCTGAAATCATCGATGGTGTCAACTTGGTTGGTTCTTTGAAGGAAGATCTTTCTGGTCCTGGTCGAGGCGGTATGACTGGTTACGCATATGCTTCTGCAACTGGTTCAACAGAAGTTGCTTCGGCACAAATCAGCACACTTTCAATTGCAATTTCTTCGTCGATGTCAGTGACTAATTTGAAGAAAATTGGTTTTGATGCTGATGTGTTGGAACTTGCTGCAGATCCTCATACGCACAACGTTTTGGAAGTTCAAATTGATTCTTCTGAGATTGATTCAGATTTGGATCGTGAAAACTTGTCTGCTATTCAATTCACACCTGATCAAATCGCAGCTTTCACAGGTGTATCTACTGACGCACGTCAATTGCGTCGTTTGACTAAAATTGATGGTGGAGATTTGTTTGCTTATTTCATCGGTACTTCTGGATCTGCCGTTGTTGATGAAGGTGGTATTACAAAAGCTGACCTTACCGGTTCTTACCCACAAATCGATTCTCTCACCACTGGCGGTGCTGCTGTTGGAGCAATCGGTGGATTTACGTATCCATTAGAACGCGAAACTGCGATCCCTGAAATCGACATCAAAGTTGATTCTACAGCGATCACAGCACAAACTAAAAAGTTGAAAGCAAAATGGTCTCCAGAATTGGGTCAAGACTTGAATGCTTACCACAACTTGGACGCTGAAGTTGAATTGACTTCAATCTTGTCAGAGCAAATCGCGCTTGAAATCGATCGTGAAATCTTGGCTGACTTGGTTAACGGTGCAACTGCTGGTAGATTGTACTGGTCACGTTCACCTGGTTTGTTTGTAAACCGTGCAACTGGTGAAGAAATTGGTGTCGGCAGTGCTCCTGACTTTACTGGTACTGTTTCTGAATGGTATGAAACTTTGATCGAAACTATCAATGATGTTTCTGCACAAATCCATCGTAAGACTTTGCGTGGTGGTGCTAACTTCTGTGTTGTTTCTCCTGAAGTTGCAAACGTTTTGGAATTCACTGCTGGTTTCCGTGCAAACGTTACTGCTGACGCTGACAAAGGCGACATCGGTGCTACAAAGGTTGGTTCTTTGAACCGTAAGTTCGACGTTATCGTTGATCCTTACTTCCCACGTAATGCAATCTTGGTTGGTCGTAAAGGTTCTTCTTTCTTGGAAAGTGGATATGTTTACGCTCCATACGTACCATTGCAAACAACTCCAACCATCTTTGGACCTGAAGACTTCGTTCCTCGTAAGGGAGTTATGACTCGCTATGCGAAGAAAATGGTTCGTCCAGATATGTACGGAATTGTAATTGTTCGCGATCTCTAAGATCAGTTCATAATCACAATTTGACCCTAGCTCTTCGGAGTTGGGGTTTTTTGTTTTTATGGCACTATTTAGAGAGAAAGATTTTTTTAAAGGAGATTTACTATGGCTGCGCCACATATCAATAGAAGAAGAAGAATTGAGATCAAGACCGCTAAAAGAGTAGAAGCGGCAAAGAACGCTTTAGAAACTGCTGCGACTGAACTTGTCGAAGAAGCAACAGAGTTAGTAGAAGAAATAGTTGAAGAGGTCAAAGAGGCCGCTCAAGAACTAAAGGAAACTGTTGAGGATATCGTAGAAGAAACTCAAGAAGCAGTTCAGGAAGTAAAAAGTAAAAAGAAAGCTCGTAGAAAGTCTCGCAAAAAATAAACATTTGTTTTTCATTTGACCTCCTTTCCTCCGTATGTTTCGGCATTCGGAGGTTTCCTTTTATTTAAACTATTTACTTTGACGGAGGGTTTTTTATGTCATTTCCAGATCTTACACCAACATCTACACTATCAGCTATTGTATTACCAGAGAGTGGTGTACTTAGCGATGTCACCGATTCACTTGCAATTGGATTTTATAATACGGATGCGTTTGTAACAGGGGCAGTTGCTCAAGTCGCATATACATACAAGAGACTTGGTGGAGACATCTTAGATATTGAAATCACCGCCAAGAACGTCTATAATCACTACGAGGAAGCATGTTTGGAGTATTCCTATATATTGAACCTTCATCAAGCTAGAAACGCCTTAGGGAGTGCCTTAGGAGGCCCTACAGGTACGTTTGATCACTCTGGTGACCTAACTGATGGAGAAAACATTGCTTTAAAATATCCAAAGTTTGAATTTGATTATGCATTTCGAAATTCTGATAAATTTTCATCCGAGGCTTTAGTGGGTGGAACGGAAACTTTATACTCAGCTTCTTTCGAAAGCATAACTGATCAACAAGACTATGACCTGCAACACATCGTATCGTCTTCCCAAGCGGGATCTTTATGGGACGGTATGGGAAATAAAAGGATCAAGATTAGACAAGTTTATTATGTAACTCCTAGGCAAATGTGGAGGTTCTACGGATACTATGGTGGCCTAAATGTTGTTGGAGACATGCAAAGTTATGGACAATACGCTGACGATTCAACTTTTAACGTCATCCCTCCATGGCAAAACAAAGCACAAGCTCAAGCATACGAAGACCACTTATACACCCGCACATCACACTACTCATACGAAATAATCAACAACAATCTCAGGATATACCCTGCACCAGATAGTGTTTCTCCGGAAAACTTTTGGTTTAGATTTACAGTTGAAACAGGGAACTCAGCTTATGACACTGGATCTTATGATTCTGGTATCGACGGTGTTAACAACATGAATACGATGCCTATGGAAAACATACCATTCGAAAAAATAAACTCAGTTGGCCAACAGTGGGTTCGCAGATTTTCCCTTGCACTATCCAAAGAAACACTGGGGCAAGTCAGAGGCAAGTTTGGAGGAGCTGTTCCAATTCCTGGAGATAGCGTGACACTCAATGCTTCAGATCTATTGTCGCAAGCTGCAGCAGAACAGACATCTCTCAGAGAAGAGTTGAACAAGCAACTTGACGAAATGTTATATTCTAAATTAGCAGAAACAGACAAGGGCATGATTGACAATATGGATTCAATTGTTTCAAAAGTTCCAATGTATATTTTTGTAGGATAATTTTATGTCAGAATGGGAAAGACCGACACAACCACCGTCTCCAATGTTTGTAGGAGAGAAAGAAAAGAATCTTGTAAAACAAGTCAACGATGAAATCATTGAAAGAGTTGTTGGGCAACAGGTTTTGTACTTTCCAATTGATATGGAGACGACAAATTTTCACCCACTATACGGTGAAGCCATGGAAAAGAACTTCTTACATCCAGTAAGAGTGTATGCTTTGGTAGAATATTTGGGCGTTGAAACTACCTTCCTAGAGGGGATAGGTATCGACAAGACCACTGGTTTGAAAATTAATTTTCATAAGAGAAGATTGACGGAGGACCAAGATCTTTATGTTCGTGAAGGTGACTTCGTGAAGTATGGAGATATTTACTACGAGATAGTAAAAATAAATGAACCTAAAGCGTTATACGGTCAGATTGATACAAGATTTGAAGTAACCGCTGAGTGTATAAGAGCTAGAGATGGAGTTTTCAATGGCGAATAATGCAGACACATATAAACATTCAACAATGGAAACTGTTGATACGGCGATATTTAATTTAGTTAATGATGGATTTGATCTTCACACTAAGACGAATGGTGGATTTAAGAAAGTCCCTGTGCTATGGATGTCCCCGGAGAGATCGTTTAATTCTAAAAACAAAGAGATACGTGATTCTGTTGGGAAACTCAAGCTCCCTCTGATGTCTATAGAGAGGACATCAGTAGCCAAAGACCCATCGTTCAAAGGAGGATATCAGGCAAATGTGTTTCCAGATGTCAATGGACCGAGAGGATACAAAAAGAACCAGAGACTTGTCTCTAGAAAGATCTCCCAAAAGACAACCAGAAAATTTGCTTCGACAGAGAGTTCAGATAAGGTAGGTCAAGAAAACTACCCCACTAACAATACGAAAATTGTATACGAAGAAGTGTATGCACCAATACCAGTGTGGATTACAATTTCTTATTCCATTAAAATTAGAACAGAGTATCAACAACAAATGAATGATCTAATATCTCCATTTATTGCTAGGACTGGGAATATAAATTCACTAATCGCTCAGCACGATGGTCACAGATATGAAGTGTTTATTGACCAAGACTTTTCACAAACAAACAACTCTTCCAACCTTGGTGAAGATGAGAGATCGTATGAGACTACTATAACTTTTAAAGTCTTAGGTTTCATCACCGGGGAAGGTGTCAATGAAGAAGTACCATCCAACGTAACCAGAGAGACAATTGTCGAAGTAAAGCTAGTGAGAGAAAGAACAATTGTAGGCGACGAAAAGCCATGGGAAAACGATGATGACAGTTTTAGAGGATTTTAAAGGTGCTTTGGGTTTAATCTTTACTATTTAATAGGAAAATGATTTTTATAATTTAAGGAGAGCAGTCGATGGCTAAAAAATTTGATTTTCTTTCACCCGGAATTGAAGTCCGCGAGATTGATCAGAGCTTTATCCCAGCCCAAGTGGATACAGAGGGACCAATTATCATTGGTCGCACAAGAAAAGGACCGGCAAACAAGCCAGTAAAAATTCGCGGCTTGGACGACTTCGTCTCAGTTTTTGGACTACCTGTAGCTGGTGGTAGTGGTATTCAGGGAGATATGTGGCGTGAGGGTAACACCGCTGGTCCAACATATGCATCTTATGCAGCACAAGCTTGGCTTGCATCTGAAGAATCGCCGATAACAATCGTACGCCTCTCAGGAGAGCAACACGGAAATGCCACTCTCACTGGAAAAGCTGGTTGGGAACTTTCAGGCAATGCAGATTCTGGCTATGCAAATAATTCCACTGCTTACGGCTTGTTCTTGTTTAATTCGAGTTCAACAAATCAAGATTTGACTGGTGCATTAGGTGCGGTTTTTTATTGTGATAGTGGATATTTGGCACTCACAGGTACAAACCATGCAGGAGTTGCTTCTGAAGAAGCAGGAACTTTCATGCAATCCTTGGCCAATAATGAGTTTAAGTTGAGTGTTTATGACTCAAGTGATAATAAAGTAGGAAACTCATTGACCTT